GGGGCCCGTCGTCAACGAGCGCCTTGGTGGCGGGAACTCCCGAAAAGGCTTCAGTTACAGCCGCCACATCGTACTGCGCGACGGCAGAACCAGCGGTGATGTAAAGCCAAGTCGAGTTATCCGTGCCTATCATGCGAGTCCCGATGGCTTGGGACGAGGTTGATTCCGTCCCCCCATCGAAGTCGATGCCAACGGCTGATTGTGTAGTGTAAGCCATTTGCTCCTCCTTAGGCTTGGATGACGCCTTGCCGTGCGCGGTTGCTGACCGTTAAGTTTCCGGCCCATGCAACAGGCATAACAAGCGCATCCTGGTTTACGGAAGCCTTCTCACCAAGAGGCACGAATTCCCGACCTTCGGCATATCTTAGGAACAGATAGTCCGTATTCAGGAAATACATCTTGGAAGCAGGACATTGATCGTCATAGTACACCGGCGCGTCCATGAACATCAGGTTCATGAAGCCCGCTGATGCCGATTCATCAGAGGTAAACCGCTGGTTCGTCTGCAAGGACGCCCAGTAGTACCCGAAATAAACCGTATCCCCGACAATCACGTCTGGCCGATCCGCGCCACGGATACAGGCAAGCCAAAGAGCATTCATGGCCGACTGGATCGTGGTGGCAGAAGGGGTAACGGTCTCGGTCGAGAAGTCGTACACCTGATTCGCCCAGAACGTATAGGTGCCTGAATTGATGCCGCCGACCGTATTACCTACGGTGCCGGGGACAATCAGTTGCAGACCGCCTAGTTCCTTGGAATCGGTGCCTGTGCCGTCGGCGTACAGTGCCGTCGCCATGTCGTTCTTGAGCGACTTTTCGAGATTACGAATGCGGCTTTTGAGAAGATTGAAAATCTGCTCTGACCCGCTGTTCTCGACTTGCTCAAGTCCTGAAATGACCACGTTCCCCGCCAGCTGCTTGTAATTGAATTCCGCAGCGGTGAAGACGTTGCTGGTGCTTGTGTCCAAGACCTCGTAGCCCGAATACCACTTGGTAGTCGAGTTGGCCGCATATTCAAGCTCCTGAACGATGGTCCGACCCGTGGCGGGAGATTTGTTCCCGTTCCGGTCAATGTGGCGCAACAACGCGTTGTTGTTGGTCACGTTATCGGCCATCGTCTTCGAATAACCAGCAAGCGTGGTGGTCACGATCTCCGTGTATGTACTATTTGGAGATGTCGCCATTGTGCTTAGCTCCCATCATGGAGCAACAGAACTAACCGACGCGTGCCTCGTCAATCGTTAAGCGTAAAATCGAATCGAGATCGGAGTCCTTGACGGAGCCGCTGGGCGGCGTTCCGCTGGTGCGCCCCGGCGATGCCTTTTTCGCTTTATCGACAGCCGCCTTGCGGCGACTATCTTCTTGCGTGGCAACCGCCTTGCGTTCCGCTGCGATGCTTTTCTTGTACAGATCGTCATCCATGCGAACCGCCATGTCGTAGGCTTCTTGCAAATCCGTGGTCTCTTCCGCTTTTACCAGACGCCCCATCCTTTCACGAACGGCTTCAAAGTGCGGGCGTTTGAGGTTGCCCTTGGAGTCTGTCTCCATGGCAAAACCCTCAACCTGACCCACTAGTTGCTGCTGTTCACGATTGATCTGGCCCTGTTTGAACGATTTCAGTTCGGCACTTTGTTGGTTCAGCTGCTGTTGCAGTTGCAAAAATTGCGGATCGGTGGGCGTTTCGTCCACCCAGTCCGCACCCGAATCGTTCGACAAGTTAATCCCGTAGTGCTGGGCGAGTTGGCCGAGGGCGGCTTGGGGGTTCTGGCGCAATGCATTGTCATAGGTCATCAGCCGCGAAATGTATTCCGCTTGCGATATGCCATGCCTCTGCATCTGATCCCGGTAGGGAGCCAGAACACCCGCAACGCCTTCGACTTCACGTCGCTGCTCTGCAAGTTCAGTTGTCTTACGAGTGAACGCCACGTCCCGCTCTTTCTCCCTCTGGAGCATAAAGTTCTGCTGCTCTTCGGGAAGTTCAGAAAACGCTTCGCGGTGTTCAGCGGGCCATGTTTTTGGTGCCGCCAATGCGTCCGGCGCTGGCTCCCCGTCGGACTCCGGTGTGTCCGTATCGGGAGTGGCTTCGGCATCTGCGTCCTGTTGGCCCTCGGCGGCTTGGTCAGATGGGTCGGCTTCGACTTCGACTTCTTCCGCGCTAATTGTTTCTCCAGCGAGGGGTCGTGGTTCACGCGGAGTGGGTCCGGCCTCGCCGCCGATGGACTCTCCGTTAATTGCACTTTCCAATACTCCATCAAGGGTGATGGCTGCTGGTGCTGACGCTGGCCCCGGCTCGGGGGTGCTGGTCTCAACTTCTGCCATTGGTCATTCTGTCCCAGTTAGCCGGACGGGTGCTGCCCGCCCAGTCGTTTCCAAGTTGCCGCACACTATGCCTTTTTTCGTGTTCGCGCAAATCGCGGCGGCTGCCGATGATGCTGCCATCAATCGGGCTGAAGAAAGGCTCGACATCGTGGATGATGTTGACGCCCGGTTTCGACTTCTTCTCAGGCTTCTGAATGGCGACCGTTTCAGCCGACCATTTTATATTCTGGTAGTTGCGGGAATAGCTCACTGGTTGCGTTCCTCCATGCGCAATTCCGCGTCCAGCATGGCCAAGTCTTCCTTGGAGCGAACGCGCTGGTCGGAGGCGCGGCTGTCTTCCTGGATTTCCGCCGCCTTGCTGCGTTCCCGGCTGGTGATGTCGGCCAGCTTGCCCTCTTGTTTCAGCTTCTCGCGTTCCAGCTCGGCCATGATCTTCTGTTCCTGGATGCGCTGTTCCGGCGAGGGTTGCGGCGGCTGTTGCTGCATGGCTTGCAGTTGCTGCATCACCGTGGCTTCCGTCTGTTCGATCACGTCCTCGAAATTGCGCCCGATCTTCCAGGCCCCGGCGACGAACTTGAGTATCTCAAAAGCGATGGGCGTGACTTCCGGGGCGGCCCGTGTCGCTTCGATGGCCTTGACCAAGTAGTTGCCGAAGACGTTGGCGAATTCGATGCGGGTCCGCTTGACCTCTTCCTCGTCGGCAAACACCGTGGAGTCGGTTTCCACGTCGATCTGGTAATTGCGCAGCTTGTCGTTGCGCATGATCTCCAGCATCTCGTCGGTCACTTCCAGGCCGGTGATGCGCTGGAGAATTTCCGGCTCGTAGTTCTCCGCGATCAGCTCGGCCTTGATGCGGAACAGGTCGCGGACGTATTTCTGGATGTCATCCTGGCGCCGTCGCAGCCGCATGGAGCCGTATTGCGCCTTCAGCTGTTGCGCCGTTGCGGTTTCCGACGCCTTGGTGCCGCCGCCGCGTAAGATGTCAGAAATCCCGGTGACCTCGTAGATCACCTGCAAGACCTGGGTGCGCTGGGTATACAGGCCGTTCAGAACAATCGAAACGGCGGAAATATCCTCGGTCTGGAAGGCACCCGCCAGACCGCCCTTTTGCGCCAGTGAGGCGAAATTCTCCGACGGGACGAAATCATTGTCGCCCGCCACCGCCAGATGCGCCAGTTCCGGCACCGAAGCGTCATAGACGCCGCGCCGTTTCAGGCCCTCGATCAGATAGGTAATGCGGTTGGTCACCCGGTCCAGCTCGTCGGCCTGATCCTGGTACATGGTGAATTCCGGCACCGGCACGGAGGTGTTGTTGGTCCGCACCGCAATCAGGGGCGTCGGGGTCGGGAAGAAGTCCTCCAGCTCATAGGGGTCATCGTCCTCTGCCAGAACGTCCTTGTAGCCGGTGGCAATAAACAAACGCTTGCGCGTTACCTTGCACCAGATTTCCCAGACTTCGGCGCGGTTGTAGATTTCTTCATAGTCGGCATTGTCTTCGTTGGTGTCCGGCATCCAGTTCAGCGGGATTTCATGGGCATCCTTGAAGCCGCGCCCGATCAGATCGTCGCGGGTGAACAGATGCCGCCGTGCCCGCCACGTTGCATCTTCGGAGCGTCGGCTGGGGCTTTCCCGGTAGTCTTGCCAATGCACATACTCAAAGCGGCAGCGTTGGTCGCCCAGGCGTTCGATTTCTTCTTCCTCGGCAATGGCGATGTCCTCGCCATCGACTTCGATCTTGATCTTTTCCTTGATGATGACCGGCTCGTAGACCACCCATACGACAGCGCGCCCCGGCAACAGGTAATCCTCCAGGGCGGACATCAGGGGACGGCTGGCATCGTAAACATCGACGCCGTAAGACAGCGCCCGTTCCAGCAGAATGGCTACTTGCCTTCCGGCTGGGTTGGGATCGGGGAAGCGGCGGCGCACGTCGGGTTCCGCCATGCGGGCGAAAAGTGCGCCTCTCAAGGTCTCCGTGTTAGCCCAGAGAATATTATAGCGGCTGTTGCTTGGCCCGATCAGGGCGCGGCCCTCGCGCTCGTCGCGGTAGCGTTCCACCACGCGCATCCCGCGCTCCCGCCAGTCGCGTTCGAACTGATCGGCCTTTTCCAGTTCGTTCTGCCAGTAGCGGGCTGGCCCCAGAACTTTTTCCCGATCTTGCTGGGTGTCTTTCATGTCAGCCATGGGCTATGCTTGCTCCGTCGATCTTGCCGTATGCGGAAACGCCCGCTTCATGCACCGCCGCTGTATTACCGGCCACCAGCGGGTGCCACCAGTCCAGATCATCGCCGTTTTTCAGCCGCACATAGGCGCAGCTTTCCGGCAGCCAGTCAATCTGGCGCACGATCTCCGGGGTCAGCTTCATGCAGTTGGCGACCCGCTTGTTGCGGTTGGGATAATCCGTGCAGCGGATGGTCTCGCGGTCCAGCAGCGGACAGGCCAGATCGGTATGGAACAATTCGCCGGTCTCCTGGGTACGGAATTTCACCATGCAGCACTTGCCGCAACCGTCGCACAGGGCTTCCCATTCCGCATCATTCAGCTGCTCCAGGGTTTTGCTTTTCCAGAATGCCGCATCCATGTTCAGCCCTAGGCGAATTGCATGGCTTCTTGCACCGCTTGCATTCCCATGGAGCCACCACCCGGCTGGGCCATTTGATTGGGCATGTCATACGAAAGACCATTCGATGGATAGCCTTCCACGCCCATTGGAGGTTCAGGTTGGCCCAGGCCGGGGGGGATCGCCGCCATCATCATAGGCGCTGGACCGCCCATGAGCTGTTGCGCTGGCGGGATCGGAATTTCATCAACGGTTTTCTTCTTGGTCTTGACGCCGCTGTAGTCTTGCGGGATTTCTTCCGTGACAGTGGTGATCTTGGCCATCAGCAGGGCGTCCGCCATGGCCGGGGCGTCGGTTTCGGCAAAGGCGTAGTCAGCCATTTCGTAATCCATGGGCATCAGATTCGCGGCTCCCCTTGATTGTGCTGGTCAAATTCGTGCATTTCCCACATTTCGTCAAGTGTTGGTTTTTTGAGCATTTCTTTCTGCCAGTCTACTTCCGGCTCTTTCGGCGTCAAATTACGGTACGCCATGGCCAGATATCTGAAGGAATCCGCCGCATGAGAGGCCCAGTTATGCAGCGGCGTCTTGCGAAATACCCGCTTGGTGTCGTCCCATTCCCGCTGATAAGAGCGCAACGCATTTAGCCCCTGTTCGCAGTTCAACTCGTCAAAATAGCAATGCTGCAACAACAGGCGGGCGGCGTTGATGCCGTCGGCAATCTTGTGATTGGGCACGATGCGCGGGCGGCGGCCCATGTTCACCAGGGTCTCGGCGCGGGTTCGCCCGGTGCCCAACTCCCGCACCTTGGCATCGTGGGGCAACCAGTCATCGCCGTACCAGTAGCCTTTTTCCTCCATAATTTTGACATAATGTCCCAGGGGGACGTTGTTATGCTCGTAATAGTCGATGATTCGCACTTCCCCCAGAGTGACCTGGAAGAACCACAGCACGCAGCTATCGGAGATGCCCAAATCCCAGGCCACATGCACGGGGATGGCCGGGTCATGCTCGATCCGGGTGATGCGGCCATCTTTCTCCACGTCATCAATGATGCCGCCGTAATAGCTGCCGCGAATGGCGGCGGTCCAGGAGCATTCGAATTCTTGCTGATATTCGTCATCGCCCATCTCACGGCGGGCCGCGATCAGTTCTGCCGGGTCGATCACCTCCGTTTCGGAGGCCCGGTAGATGGCGCGATACCATTCCGGGTCATCCGCCGCATTTTCATACAACCGCCAGAAATGGTTGCGCCCCTTGGGGGTGCCGATGAAGATGGCGGCGCCCTTGCGGTCCACCAAAGCGGGGCGGATGATTTCCGACCAGACGCGGGGCGACATATCGGCATATTCGTCCAGAACGCACATATCCAGGTAAATGCCGCGCAATGAATCTGGATCGTCGCCCGCCCCCGCCAGCCGGATACGGCTGCCGTTGAGCAGATCAACGCGCAATTCCGACTGATTGATCTTGGTGCCGGGAATATCACGGGCGTAATAACACAGATAATCCCAGGCCACTTGCTTGGCTTGCCGATAATAGGGGGCCAAGTACATAAAACGCCCGTCATTACGCTCGGTCTTGATCTCCAGCGCCCGTCGCAGCAGTTCCGTAACCGCGTAGACCGACTTGCCCCAACGACGGTGGGAGACGCAAATCTTGAAACGGGCCTCGTTGCGATGCAGATCAAGCTGCTGGGGCCGGGGGGTATAGGGAATCTTGATCTCGATTTCAGCCATTATGCACCGTCACCTTCCTCGCCATTGTGGGAAATATCCCTGATCTGCTCTTTCAATTCCGCAATACGCTCCGCTCTGGTACGGCGCCAATCGGGCAAATCCGCCCTGGCGGCAGTCAACAGCGACGTGTAGGCGGTCATCTGGTTGATCTCCAGGGTCCGTACCCGGTCGATCAGCTTGATAATCATGGTCTGATTTCCGCGCAGCGCCTGGAGAAGATCATGCTGCTGGTCAGAAATATCCGTCTTCAAGTCCTTGAGCAGAAACTGAATCAGCTTCCACAGCCCAATCCCCAGACACAGAGCCACCGCCAGGGGAATGCCCAGGGTCTCAATCAGCTTAACGATTGCCTTGAGTTCCATCAGGGATAAATCAAAAAGAGCGACAAATTCATTAATTTGTCACGACATTTAATTCTCTATTTCTTTCCGGGGGGTTACGTCAATCAGTTCAGGCTTTTCCTTAGGAGGCTCCAGGGCAAACGTCACGGTGATGTTGCTAGGCATGCCCTCATGGGCGGTCTTCGGCGTATCAACCCAGCCAGCTCTGGCCTTGAGCCAGAATATCTTGGCAATCGTATCGTTACCCGAAACAGCCCGCTTATGCAGCGCCTTCGCCACACTCAAATTCGCCTTGATAACACCAACATCCAACTCATGCCGATAGCATCGGCGCAAGGTCTTCGGCGCAATATCCAATAACTGCGCAATCTTCACTTGCTCAAGCCCCATGCCCACAGCTTCCTCAACCATGTGCTTGGTCTTATCAGTCGGACAATGCGGCGGACGACCAACCTTTTTTCTAATTTCTACCATTTCCGCGCCGGGTTTGAGTTCAGACATCAGCCATGCTCCCAGTAATTGAAGGCCCATCTATAACCCAAATCAGGGGCATTGGGCAATCTGAGGGCATACATAGGCGTACCAGCATAGCCAGAGGGAGGTTGGTGTGTGGGATAGAAGTCGGTGTGTGCTTGTTATTCCCCGTATAGGATGACGATGACGACCGGGGCCGCCGATCCGTTTCGATTTCGCCGGATCGAAAACCGGGCCGGGGGCCCCTATCCGGGCGGCCGGGCGGGGCCGGAATGCCAGCCGGAACCGGGCCGAACTGGGCCGGTTTGGGGTCGGTTTGGTTTTTATTCGGGTGGGCTGTGTCTGCCCCACCGAACAGAGCCAACAAACCCAACCCCATCAATGACTTAGCACATACCGCCCTGGATTATTTACCGTTTGCGCCGCGCTTCGCGCTCCCTCGCTACTCGATTGGACATATCGCTGCCTGATTCTGGTAGTGGTGTGCCACGTTTACTGTACTGGACGGGAGTTACTGAACTGAACTTATCAACCTGAATCGCCTGTTGGTTACTGGCATAAATAAAAGAATCCTTCTTCCCAGGATAGTTACCAGGTATATTTTTATTACTAGGATTGTAGGCCATGGGTGGCCGGGGTGGATGGCCATGGGTGTCCGCCCTACCTAGGACATTGACGTTCACGGCATAGCGTATTGTGCCGCGTCTGCCCTTGCCGCTTGGCGTGATTAATTCCATGGCGATTAAGTCTGCCAGGGCGCGGCGGACGGTCCTGGCGCTACAACATGCCATCCTGGCAAGCGTGCTTTGGCTGGGATATGCGTTGGCGCCGTTCTGGTCAGTGAAGCTGGCCAGGGCAAGCAAGACCAGACGTTGGGATGCCGTGACGTCTGGCAGCCGCCATATGGGGCCAATCAATCGCCATGTCATGCTACCGAATCCAATTCATAGCGTTGCATGAACTGGCGTACTCGATTCATTGTTGAACGTCGCAACATGCCCCGCCGCATTCTGCCAACTAGATGAGTGTCGTTGATTGGCGTTAATGCTCCGAATCTACTGTCAGCTAATCCATGGCGGCGGCAGAACGCCTCTACCTCCGACAATAGCGCTATTTGGTCCTGGTCTTGTGTCATGAACTTCTCCTGTGAAAAGGGACTATATATATAGCACACCCGCACCCACAAAAAAACATTAATTAACACTTGACCGCATGGCCAGCAATCGTCTAGTCTCTGAATCGTTAGGCACCAACAATCAAACAGAGGCACAAAATCATGACACCAAGATTCCTGAAATCCGACGAGATGATCATCCGCGATCTAGTCGCGGCGTTTCAATTCATCGCGCTGTTCACGGTTATCGTGACGGTCGCCATTGGCGTGGCGGCGTTCCTGTTCGCCACAATCACGTAGGGGACAGACCATGATTATCGGAACCGTAAGAATCGAAGAAGCGCGCGTTTACGACTCGCACGCCGGTTATCACCAATTTCATGCTGAAGAGACGCAAGAGCCGCACGGCTCATTCGAGGTCTTCTGGCACGACGGCAGCCACATGGTGGAGCAAGACGAAGACGACGACATGCCGCTTGACGACTGGCGCGATGCGGAACAAGCGGGCTGGTATTGGTGGGCTTGCTTTCCTGGCTGCCTACCAGACGGGGAGCCGTCCGGGCCGTTCGCATACTCCCGACAAGCCCACCAGGACGCGGACGAGTGGGCGCCGGAATATGACGAATAGCGACTCTGGATGGGCTGGGATTCTTCCCAGCCTATCGACGGCTGCTAAATAGTCGAATTCGAAACAAACCAAAAGAGGCACAGAATCATGATTACCGAAAAATATCAGAAAGTCAGCTACAAGGCCAAAAATAACGCGCAAGCGAATCTTGCGGGCCGGACGCATTTTGTTGATGACGATGCCTTGCGATTCTTTGGCGGACGCGTCTTGAGCGCTTATGACGTGGCGGGCGGTCGGCTGTTTGTCGTTGTCCATTCTCAAAAGAGTGGTTTTGACGATTACCGCCGCGAATTTGGATATGCCATTTTCGATCTTGCCGGAACGGTTATCGCTGACAGCCCGGACAAATTCAAGACCGGCGCAACGGCCCGGCGGCATTGCGCGGCGGCATTGCATGAAATCGACGCGGAACAAGCGACGGCGGACGCCATCGCCCACGTCACGCGCCGCAATCAAAGCGACTCCGACTATGTGGCGCAACACTGGAACAACTAGGGAATCGCTACGAATGCGGGGCGTTTAAACGCGCCCCGTATTGGCGGCAATTCTGCCAGGGTAGAGAAAAGAGGCACCAGGACAATGTTAAAATTTAATGTGACCTATGAGACCATAACGGAGGAATCGGCGGAACATGGCGACACCGCCGACGCTGGATTCCTTGCGAAAAATGTGTCGTTGCGCGAAGCGATTGACGATCTTGGCTGCGGCGGGGAGGGCATGGAAGCCAACGAGTACCCGGTCTCCGATCCAAGATGGATAACCGCGTACCGAACCGACGAGGATTATGGAACCGGAGAGGTGGAAAACCGCTCCCTGCACTTCCCAGACACCATGACCGCCAGTAGCAAGCTGCGAGTCTGCCGCTTGTTGGGCGTTTATGGCGTCGAAAAACGATTAGCGGACTGCGAAAGCATGTCCAGGGATGAACTTGTGGCCGAAATAAAAGAGCGGCTGAACCAGTAGGGGGCACGACAATGAAAACCAAACATGAATCTTTGGTCGATGATTATCTGGTAGCCTACGATATTGGCCTGGATTGTCTGGACAAGTTGGCTGAATCAAAAGTCAACCAGGAACAGGGCCTGAAGGCGCTGGTGACGGTTGTCTGCCATGCGGCGTTTGCGATGGCGCCAAACGACGAACGGGCCAGCAACCTGATCGAATTCGCAACCGATATGGCCCGACGAAATTGGGCCGATGAGCAAGCCAAAAAGGCTGAATCATGACCCCGGCAGAGCGCAACGCGGCAGCCGTCCAGGCGCGGCAGCAGTATCTTTCAAACGAGATCGACGGCCACCAGCTTGAACAGCGGCTAGACGATTTGGGATGGCATCCAGCAGCGGTGTCGGTCGCCCTGGACGATTTGAAGGCGCAACAGCTGCTGGATTCCGCCGATGATTGATTGGTGCGTGTTCGTTCAAGATCGGCTGTGGCGGGCGCATGACGCCGCTGGCTGTCCGGCTATGCGCCGCATGTGGCTATCGAAAATCCGCGCATATTTGCGCAAACAGGGAGTGAATCATGACGAAATTCATAACGGAAACTCTGGGGTTTGCCCTGGTAATGGGGCTGATCTTGTTTTTCTTGATCGCAAGCGGGGGCTGAAACAATGAAAGTTCCATATATGGATTTGACCGGCAACGTCCGGTTTCCGCACGACAAGCACGTAAGCAAAGAAGAATTAGAGGCATATTTCCGTCCACCACAGGAGGATAACGATGTGGGAGATCACGGTCATTCTACTGATAATAACGATCCTGATTCAGATTTAGAGGCGGAACAAACCTCAGACATGCGTGAGCTGGATCAGCGCTTGGAGA